CGGCAAGCTGTGCTACACCGCTTTTTATGAAGCATTGCTCGAAGCCAAGGGCTTTGAAATGCGGCCTTCTAGCAAGCGTGGTCGCAGCTTGACTTACAAGACCAAGGTGCAGTTCAACGGCAAACTGCAGATCGGTGAAGGCTACGTTCAGGAAATGGGCTTTAAGCCTGGCGATGAGTTTGAGATCAAAATCGGACGTAAGTCTGTAACTCTCCAGGCCGCTGCTCAAGGTGGCAGTGAAGTCGCTGAACTGGCTATTGCTGCTTAAGAGCCGCTTCAATTAAAAAGGAGCCAAGGTTGGAAAGGGTGCGTCCTTCCGCCTTGGCTTTTTCTTTTAGCGCCTGAGCGACTGCAGAAGGCAGGATGAGCTGCACGCGAACACCTTGCGCCATACCCTGATCGTGGTAGAGTCTACGCAAGGATCATACACGGTCCTGCCTACTCACTCGACTCACCATGATCGACTCTACTCTCGCTACTCCCGACACTCAAACTTACAAGTTTGAGACTGCAATAATCATCGGCAAAGGATCTCCTGCTTATCCATGGGCAAAGTGTTTGCTCCCTAATGGCGATCAGGCTTTTATTTATCCCGATGATGAAGAGACTGTATTTCCCAAAGAACTTCCTGCTGGCACTGAAGTATTCATAACTTCGGCTCGTCCTTGCAGAAAGCCTGGCAATACAAAGTGGACCGTTAATCCGCTTCACATCATGCTGCAGCCAGAAACGGTCAAGCAGATCATGAGGGATCTGCCGCAACCCCCTCAAATTGTTCCAGAGGAGTTGCCGCTACAGCAGGAAGAGCCCAAGGCAAAGATCGACAGTTTTTCTGATCTGTCAATCGACTTGCCTGATCTCTCCACCGCTAAAGGCGAGAAAGCCAAAATCTCTATGGAACATACTTTCCCGCGTCAGCTCTTTGTTGATCGCGTAGTTGATCACTTTGGCTTACAAGGTCCAAAGCGGCGTGCAGAAGCTCTCGGCATCATTGTTGATCTCTTCATGGCGAACAGCAAGCTGTAAACCTATGCCGCACTAAACTGATCCATAGCCTGCGCGACAAATCTGTGTACACCGGCTTCGCTCATTACGACCGCCAGTTAACCACTCGCGTTGCGCAGGTCAATGATCCCAATGCCGCTTGGCGCAATCAAGAGCCTCACTGGGTTCTCATTGAAGACTTGATTGGCGGCACTTATGAGATGCGTCGTCGCCATCGGCGCTATCTCCCTCAAGAACCACGAGAGCTAGATGAAAGTTACGACAATCGTCTAGCACGTTCTGTTTGCCCGCCTTACTACCAGCGGCTAGAGCGGATGCTCGGTGGCATGTTGACTCGTAAACCTGTTCGCCTTAATGATGTGTCAGACATAGTGCGCGAACAGCTTTTTGATGTCAACTTGATGGGTGATGACTTAAACGTCTGGACTTATGAAACCGCACGAAAAATGGTGCGTTATGGGCATGTTGGCGTTCTTGTGGATGCTCCTGCTGCTGGTGAGAATGGAAGACCGTATTGGGTCACTTATACGCCGCGTGAAATTCTGGGTTGGCGCACTGAGCTGATAGATGGGGCACAGCAGATCACACAGCTTCGGCTGCTAGAAAAGGTGATTGTGCCTGATGGCGATTATGGCGAGAAAGAAGTTGAACAGGTCCGTGTTCTGACGCCTGGCAACTTCGAGCTGCATCGTCGAGATACCAAGTCTGGCGACTTCCAAGTATTTGATAGCGGCACTACAACACTAGACAGCATCCCGTTCAGTGTTGCCTACGCCAATCGTATTAACTTCATGGAATCACGGCCTCCTTTGGAGGATATTGCAGAACTGAATTTGAAGGCTTATCAGGTTCAATCTGATCTCGACAATCAGCTTCACATTTGTGCGGTGCCAATGCTGGCATTTTTCGGCTTCCCTGCAGCAGCAGAGGAAGTATCTGCCGGTCCTGGTGAAGCTATTGCATTCCCAGCAGAGGGCAAAGCAGAATACATTGAACCGTCTGGTAACAGCTTTGAGTCGCAGTTCCGCCGCTTAGAGCAGATTGCACAACAGATCAATGAACTCGGCTTATCTGCTGTATTGGGTCAAAAGCTAAGTGCTGAAACGGCAGAAGCCAAGCGCATAGATCGCAGTCAGGGCGATAGCACAATGATGGTAATCGCTCAAAACATGCAAGATCTGATCGACAACTGCCTGACTTATCACGCGCAGTATCTGAACATTACCGAGATTGGCAGCAGCTACGTTAATCGTGATTTCCTTGGCGCTCGTCTTGAACCGCAGGAGATTCAGTCACTGCTGCAGCTTTATACGGCAGGCACTATCACGCAGAAGACGTTACTCGATCAACTAAGTGAAGGCGAAGTTCTTGGCGATGAATTTGATGTAGAAGAGGAGCTAGCAGCAACACAAGCTGGTGGACTAATTGAAATGGCACCGCCAGAGCAACAAGCTATGGCACAAATGCCTGAACAATCTGTAGTTCAGTCGCCAACCGATGAACTTCCGGCATGATGAACTGGCTGTGGAGGTTAGCTATGGAAGCCAAGAAACCGCGCAAACAACAGCTTGTATGCGTTAAGGGTCGAATGAAACCTCACATCTTTGCCATTATTCGGCTTAGCTGGTATCAGAATGGCAGACTTTATACCGTAGAAGAAATGAATGTAGAGAACGGCAGTGATGAAACAGTAGAAGCCGTCATTATGTTAATTAAAGAAGCGCTGAAAGCAGGAGCCGATGTTTCAATGCAAACAGCATGTAGCCCTGCCGATCTTGGCATAGAGCAATGACGCAATCTAGCTTTACTGCCCGCACGTTAAATGTTGAGCAGTTTAAGCGGCCAATCAACCGCTCTATTCCGGTCACCAACATCTATCGCAATGCTATTGACCTAAATCGCTTTAGCAATGCTGTTGCACGACAAATAGTTAGAGACTATAACGCCATCATTCTTAGTGCGGTTGAAGAGCTAAGAAGGATTGACCTTGGACTGCCGACTGAAGGTGCAGGCATTGTTAGTCCGGCATCTGTTCAAGCGCAAAGACTTCGGGTAATTTTGCTGCAGATCAAAGAATCATTGGATCGTTGGGCAGACAGGAATACCGATGTAGTAATTCAGCAGTTACAAGGCTTGGCTGAACTGCAAACAGAATTTGCGGCAGAGCAGCTACAGATTGCGATTTCAGGCGGTGTTGCAGGAGCCCGTGATATTGATCCTAGTGTTGTTGCTCAACAGGCGGTTAGAACAGTTGAAGTATCGCCAAATTTTGCTGCAACTGTAGCGACGGTAGATCCTACCGATCTGAATCTTGTACTGCCTGGCACTGGCAGATTCTCTTTAACTGCGGCGCAAGGCACTGCAATCACACTGCCCAATGGTCAGATCATACAAAAAGCATTTCGCGGTTTAGCCGAATCTCAAGCACAGCGGTTTAACACAGTAATACGCACGGGTTTGCTAACTGGTGAAGCTACACCGCAAATAGCAAGGCGGCTAGTTGGCACCTTAAATTTTGGCGATTTAGCAAAGACTGTCAGGCAGCAAGCTTTGGCTGGTGGCGAGCTAACAAAAATGGCGGACCATCAAATTTTGACTTTAGTCCGCACCAGTGTTCAGCAAGTTGCCAATGAAGCGAGCCAGCAAGTTTACCGTTCCAATCAGGATGTAACTAAGAAGTATAAATATGTGGCGACTTTAGATGAAAGAACATCTCCTATTTGTAGGCGACTGGATGGGCAGGAGTTTGAGTATGGCAAAGGTCCATACCCGCCTGTTCATTTCAACTGTCGCAGTACCACTGTTGCGGTAATCGACTGGGAAGGTTTAGATCTGCTGCCGCCTGAGGCATACAAAGAAGAAATTGGTGAGGATAGTCTGCTGTTCAAGCGTGCGGCAGTAGGCGGTCCAGTTGACCAAGATCTGAAATACGGTGAATGGCTGGCAAAGCAATCTGCTGAAGTAAAAGCCGAAGTATGGGGAAGTAAAAAGGTGAAGTACTTTAACCTGTTGTCCAGGAAGTACGGACCAAATCAAGCTGTAACAAGGATGGTGCGCGAAGATGGGAGTGAACTAACCTTGGAGCAACTCAGGAGACGTTATGGACCTTCCCGGTCTTAGACACTTTCGCAATGAGGGGATCTTTTTTATTTTCTCTGATCCCGTTGAAGCGCTAGTTGGTGAAACATGGGTGCCTGCGGTTTACACCGACAAAGGCTGGGCAACAGCAGATCGGTCTACACTGCTTTCATCTGTTGAGGATTGGCGTCATGCCACTGAAGAAGGGCAAAAGCAAAAAGACAATGCAGGAAAACATCAAACGCGAAATCAAAGCGGGAAAACCGCCAAAACAGGCAGTAGCAATCGCGTACGCAAAAGCCGGAAAGTCACGCAAGCGGAAGGCTAAGTAAATGGCAATCGGCATAGGCTCTCGTGTTGTCTGGAATGATCTGGGCAAACGCAACTTTGGCAAAGTCACCGCCTTATCTAAGAAAAAATTTAGATCCACAAATAATGCAAATGGTCAAGTCTTGCTACTTGCAAAACCTGATGACCCGATGTTTGAAATTAAATCTGAAAATACGGGCAGCAAGCTTCTTAAGCTCCGATCTGAACTAAAGGAAGCCCCGCTAGACCGATGAAAGGTAGGATTTGGGAAGGCAACTGCATCTACCTGAAATGCAGCGATGGCATGATTGAAGGTCGGTTTGTCTTCCCTTGTCCTGCTGATGCTCAGATACTTGGCGCTTTAATGGGCAGACTGGCCGAAGGCATTGAAGTCATTACTTGCTCGGAGGAGGAAAATGGCGATTGATTATCGCGGTGAACGTTTTGAGGGTTACAACAAACCCAAGCGCACACCAAACCATCCGAGCAAGTCTCATGCAGTCCTAGCAAAGGAAGGCGACAAGGTAAAACTGATCCGCTTCGGACAGCAGGGCGTTAGCGGCAGTCCAAGTCGTGAAGGAGAATCCGCATCAGCAAAAGCAAGGAGATCAGCTTTTAAGGCGCGTCATGCCAAAAACATAGCCAAAGGAAAAATGTCCGCTGCTTATTGGGCCGATAAGACTAAGTGGTGATAACCTTCGGTTGCACTTAACCCTGTGGGTTAAAACATGTCCGAAGAACAGCAGGCTCCTGTGGAGCAACCTGCAGAACTCCAAGCGATGCAAGCAGAACTTGAGGCAATGCGCCGCAAGAACTCTGAATTGCTAGACGAGTACAAAAAAGCTGTCGCTCAAGCTAAGGCTGTGCCTGATGGCGTGGATGTCAACGAACTACTTGATTTCAAGCGTCGAGCCGAACAGGCAGAACTTGAGTCTCAAGGAAAATACACCGAAGCACGACAGGCTTTGGAGCAGCAGTTCCGTGAGGCGACACAAAAAAAGGATGAGCGCATCACAGAACTTGAGTCCCGAGTGCGGGAACTCGAACTGCTCACACCAGCAGTCAGCGCCTTAGCCGAGATCGTTCACGATCCTGACCTAGTGCTGAAAACCAAGCTGAATGCTGATCAGATCGAGCGCGATGCTGATGGCACAGTCGTTGTTGTAGACGGCTACCAACGCACACCTGTTAGCGAGTGGGCAAAGCAAACTCTGCCAGCTTGGATGCAAAAGCAACCCAAGCCACAAGGCAGTGGCGCACCCATAGGTCGAACTTCAGGTGAAATTCCTGCGGGCATAAAAAACCCGTTCATGCCTGAATCTTTCAACCTCACAGAGCAGTCGCGT